ACGCAATTTACCCACACTGGAATATGCAAGAAGGCAAAGAAGCAGTAATACGCTTATTGCCAGACAGTAATCCCAACAACACATTCTTTTGGGTAGAACGTGCGATGATTAAATTGCCATTCGCCGGTATCAAAGGTGAAACAGATTCACGCCCAGTGCAGGTACAAGTACCTTGTGTTGAAATGTACAACGACGGTACAGTTTGTCCAATCCTTTCAGAAGTGCGTGGTTGGTTCAAAGACAAATCACTAGAAGAAATGGGTCGTAAGTATTGGAAAAAGCGTTCATACATTTTCCAAGGCTTCGTTGTTGAAGATCCTATTAAGGAAGATAAAATTCCAGATAATCCAATCCGTAGATTTATTATCGGTCCTCAGATCTATAACATTATTCGTTCAGCATTGATGGATCCTGAGTTGGATGAGTTGCCAACTGATGCTCTCAAAGGTCTTGACTTCCGTATTGCTAAAACCAGTACGGGCGGATTTGCTGACTACTCTACTTCAAAGTGGAGCCGTCGTGAGCGTTCATTAACAGCAGAAGAAACTGCGGCGATTGAAGCACACGGATTGTTTAACTTGTCAGATTTCCTTCCTAAGAAGCCAACTGACGTTGAACTAAAAGTAATGAAAGAAATGTTTGAAGCTTCAGTTGATGGCGAAGCCTATGACATGGAACGTTGGGGTCAATATTTCAAACCAGCTGGCATGAGCCAGAATACTGGCGATCCTAACAAACCTACGGCAGCCCGTGCTCCGGCAGCAGCTCCCATTGACGATCAAGTCGATGATGAGCCAGCACCAGCAACTAGTGCTCCGGCAGCCCAGCCGGCAGAAGGTGCAAGTCGTGCGCAAGACATCCTTGCCATGATCCGTAACCGTCAGAAGTAATCAAGCTAAAGTAAGAGTGTGGGATGATTCCCACACTCGTCATCATTACAGGAAATCACAATGGCAAAGGCATTTGATATATCAAAATTTAGAAAGTCAATAACAAAATCCATCGACGGGTTAAGTATTGGCTTTAACGACCCAACTGATTGGGTTAGTACAAACAACTATGCATTAAATTATCTTATCAGTGGATACTTTGATCGAGGTATTCCGTTAGGTAAGGTTACAGTATTTGCGGGTGAATCTGGTGCAGGTAAGAGTTTTATCTGTTCAGGCAATCTAGTTAAAAACGCACAAGCACAAGGTATCTATCCAATCTTGATCGATACAGAAAACGCACTTGATGAAAAATGGCTACATGCTCTGGGTGTAGATACAAGTCCAGATAAATTGTTGAAACTTAACATGGCCATGATCGACGATGTAGCAAAGACTATTACAGAGTTTATTGCAGAATACAAAACAATGGATGAAGCAGATCGCCCAAAGATCTTGTTTATTGTTGACAGCTTAGGTATGTTATTAACCCCTACAGACGTTAATCAGTTCCAAGCAGGTGACATGAAGGGTGACATGGGCCGTAAGCCTAAAGCACTAACAGCACTTGTTCGTAACTGTGTTAATATGTTTGGCGCTTACAACATTGGCATGGTATGTACTAACCATACATACGCAAGTCAAGACATGTTTGATCCAGATGATAAAATCTCAGGTGGTCAAGGCTTTATCTATGCAAGCTCAATCGTTGTTGCTATGCGTAAGTTGAAGCTAAAACTTGATGCTGACGGTAATAAGACCACAACTGTTCAAGGTATTCGTGCAGCTTGTAAGATCATGAAAACTCGTTATGCGAAACCGTTTGAAAGTGTACAGGTTGAGATTCCTTATGAAACAGGTATGAGTCCATATAGTGGATTGGTCGACCTGTTCGAAGCTAAAGGCATGCTCAAGAAAGAAGGTAACAGCCTTGTCTACATTACCAAAGATGGTGAGATTATCAAACAGTTCCGCAAGGCCTGGGAGAGAAACGAAAAAGACGGACTTGACATTGTTATGGAAGACATTTCAAAACATGGCGAAACCACCGCTTCAGAGATAACTAATAATGTTGAACCTGAAACGGAGAGCGCAGAATGAAAGAAGATTTAATTGCTGACCTCTGGACTGTGATCATTGAACACATTCCAGAAAAACATCGTAAAGATGTTGCCGCAGATTATGTTAATACACTGTTAGATTATGGCGTTAAAGATAGTGTATTAGAAAGTCTGCAAGGTGTAGATCCTTATCTAGATCAAGCTATTGAGTATGCTATCGATGGTGAGGAGATTGAGGAAGCAGAAGAAACTGACTACGACGATGAATACGAGGACTAAGTGAATTGGTACGATAAAGTTTCAAAGGATATTTCTAATATTCCTGGTGCTGTAGCTTATTATGAAGCCGAATTGTTGGCAGCAAAAATAGATTGCAAAGTATCAGGAAGTCTTGAAAAGATTTCATCAAATATGCCAGGCATTGTTGAAACTAGATTTAACCAACTTCAAGAGATTGAAGGTATTTTAGAATATCTCAATATTGAACTTCGTAGACTTCGTAGTCAACATTTTCGAAAGTATCTCGAAAACTATCAACGCAGCTTATCTTCTAGGGACTGTGAAAAGTTCGTAGAAGGTGAAGCTGATGTTGTAGACTTTGAGAAAATTATCAACGATTTTGCTTTGCTCCGCAATAAGTGGTTGGGCATTATCAAAGCATTAGACATCAAACAGTGGCAAGTATCAAATATTGTCAAACTTAGAACAGCAGGATTAGAAGACGCAACCTTATGAAAATTGTAGTAACTGGTGGTTTGGGATTAATTGGACACAATGTTGTTAAAAAATTAGAGCAGCAAGGTCATGAAATTGCAGTAGTAGATACAAGAACAAACTACGGTATTATCCCCCAAAGCGAAATTAATTATCTAATTAATGAACGATTAAAAATAATTAAAACCGATCGATTATATAAAATAGACATTACCGATGTTAACGGAATCGATTGGTTATTCGAAAAACACAAACCCGATTTAGTCATACACTTAGCCAGCTTTCCGCGGCAAAAGGTAGTGAATGCCGATCCTTGCTTAGGCTCAAGAACTATGAGTGAGGGATTATTAAACTTACTAGAGAATTGCAAAAAACACAAAGTTCAAAGATTCTTCTACGCTAGTAGCAGCATGGTATACGGTAACTTTAAAGATTACATCACTGAAGATGCTGTGTGTTACCCACAGGGACAATACGGTATTATGAAACTAGCCGGAGAATGGTTAGTTAAGGACTATCAAAAACACGGCATTGATTACACAATTTTTAGACCTAGTGCAGTCTATGGTCCTCTTGATGTTGAAGATAGAGTTATTAGCAAATTCCTCTTAACTGCTATGCGTGGTGGTATTCTCAAAGTAAACGGAGTAAGTGAAACTTTAGATTTTACCTATGTTGACGATGCCGCCAACGGCATAGTAGATGCAGTACAAGCCGAATCAACAAAAAACAAAACATATAATATTACAAAAAGTCATAGTAAAACATTGTTATCTGCTGCCGAATTAGCTGTTAAGTTGGTAGGCAACGGTACCATTGAGGTACGAGATAAAGATGCTGATTTTCCTAGTAGAGGTGCTTTAGATATCACTGCTGCTCGTCGAGACTTTAACTTTGATCCCAAAGTTGATATCGAAGAAGGATTTGAAATTTACTATAATTGGATTAAAAATTCAGAGTACTGGAAATTTAATCTCTAATAATATACGCAGATAAATATCTGCATGAAAAGTATTGTATTAATCACTGGCGGGTTTGATCCGCTTCATTCGGGACATATTGCCTATTTCAAGGCCGCCAAAAAACTAGGCGATATACTAGTTGTTGGTGTCAATAGCGATGCGTGGCTCACTCGTAAAAAAGGATCACCATTTATGCCTTTTCGAGAACGTGCTGAGATTGTTAGAAATATTGTCGGAGTAGATTTTGTTATTGACTTCGATGATAGCGACGGCTCAGCACAACATGCTATCACTATGGTTCGTCAAAGTTATCCGACTAATAAAATTATATTTGCTAATGGTGGCGATAGAACTAACGATAATATTCCAGAAATGGATATTGTAGATAATAATCTGCAGTTTGTGTTTGGTGTTGGAGGATTTAATAAAGCTAATTCTAGCTCGTGGATTTTACAAGAATGGAAAGCACCTAAAACAGAACGTCAGTGGGGATATTATCGCGTATTACACGAAGTTCCTGGGATGAAAGTTAAAGAGTTAACTGTTAACCCTGGTAAAAGTTTGTCAATGCAAAAACATAATCTAAGGTCAGAATATTGGATAGTTAGTGAAGGGAATGGTATCGTTAATAGAGCTACACCTTTAGATTTTGAATTACCTCCTGCAATACTTGCCGAACATGATCAACTGCATGTTGTTAAACAAGAATGGCATCAACTTACGAATCCTTACGATCATCCCTTAAAAATTGTAGAGATACAGTATGGCGAACAATGTGTTGAAGAGGATATAGAAAGAAAATGATTCCAATTTTTATAGGGTTTGACCCGAGAGAAGCTATCGCCTATCATGTATGTACAAACAGTATTATTAGACATTCAAGTCAGCCAGTTAGTTTTAATCCTCTGGCATTAAACATAATGAAGGATTATAAAGAACGGCATACCGACGGTAGTAATCATTTTATCTACAGTCGATTCCTTGTGCCACATCTAATGGGCTACAAAGGCTGGGCTATCTTCATGGACGGAGATATGCTGCTTCGAGATGACATTAGTAAACTATGGGCATTACGCGATGAAACTAAAGCAGTAATGGTTGTTAAACACGATTACAAAACTAAGATGACTGAAAAGTATCTTGGTTCAAAGAATGAAAACTATCCTCGTAAAAACTGGAGCTCTGTTATCCTTTGGAATTGCGGACATCCTGCAAACTCCACGATAACTCCTGAGTTCGTACAAAATGCAACAGGGGCACAGGTACACAGATTTAGTTGGTTAGATGATTCGCTGATCGGTGATTTGCCCATTGAATGGAATTGGTTACCTGATGAGCTTGGCGCCAACGCCGATGCAAAACTACTGCACTATACGTTAGGAACCCCTAGCTTTCACGAGTTTGCTACAACTCCTATGGGAGACGAATGGCACCGAGAAAGAATCTATACTGAATATTGTCTACAACATGATCTTCCTAAGTAAAGACGGACAAGACGAGTATATCAATATGTTGGCTGCCGGCTGCAACGGTAGAATTACTAACACTGAAAACTTTGTCTACGCTTCTGGCACAGATCCTATTGTGATGAGGGGTATACTTAAAAAGAAAATTATTCATAAATGTTGGGAAGATCACAGAGATTTCTACTATATGGATACAGGTTATTTTGGTAACGAACGAACTACAACAAATCCCAACGGGTGGAAGTACTGGCATCGAATTGTAAAAAATGATCTTCAACACGGTGAAATAATTCCTAGAAAAGACGATCGATTTAAACACTTTAATAAAAAATTTCAACCTTGGAAGAAAACCGGAAGAAAAATTCTTATAGCCAAGCCTGACGAAAAACCTATGAGATTCTATAATCATAATCTCGACGAATGGGTATCTCGCACAGTGGATGAAATAAAAAAATACACAGATCGACCTGTAGAGGTACGAGACCGCGCCGCTAAAAGAATTGACAGAATTGCACACAACACATTGCAAGAGGCGCTTGATGATGATGTGTTTGCATTGGTAACATTTAACAGTGTAGCAGCCACAGAATCAATATTTCACGGAATACCGGCATTTACGTTGGCTCCTGCAAATGCAGCTGGCCCTGTGAGTTTACAAGATTTGTCAAAAATTAACGAACCCTATTATCCAGACCCGGATAAATTATATGCATGGGGCTGCCATTTAGCTTATGGTCAGTTTCATAATAGCGAATTACGCAACGGTAAAGCCATGGAGATGTTATCAAATGGATGAGGAAGTATTTAAAAAGTCAATACCGGAACCAGTTCCATCAATTTTTCGAGGAGTGGTTAAAAGAAAATATATACAACAACACTGGCAAGATAAAAAAGATTTTTATTATATGGACACAGGATATTTTGGAAATTTTTTAAGTCCGGGTAATCCTAGTGGAAAGAAATTATTTCATAGAATAGTTAAAAATGATTTACAAAAACACTGGTTAGAAAAATATCCTAGCGATCGCTGGCAAGAAATTTGTAAAATTGATCCTAGATATCAATGGAAGGGTTGGAAGAAACAAGGCAATAAAATCTTAATAATTGTGCCGAACAGAAAATCGTGTGTGTTCTACGGATATGACACCGACCCATATGTTAATGGTGAAAAGCCGTGGCTAATAAAAACTATAGAAACTATTAAAAAATATACAAATATGGAAATTGTTATTAGAGAAAAAGGTAGTAGATCGGCACGACATCATCATTCAATATTTGACGCTCTTGATGAGGGGGTGTTTGCCACAGTGGCATTTAACAGTATTGCTGCATTAGAATCTGTGGTATATGGTATTCCGTCGTTTGTCACTGTGCCGTGTGCAGCGTCGCCTCTGGCTTCGACTGATCTTACTCAAATTGCAACTCCCTTTTATCCGCCTGAAGCCTTAATAACTCAGCACTGTTCTTCGTTGGCATATGGGCAGTTTACTCACGAAGAAATAGCCAACGGTACCGCATGGAAAATATTACAAAAAATATGAATTTACTAATTAACGATTCAGAAATAATTTACTTTTTAGAAAGTTTGATTAATCATGAAGATTTTGCAAAATCAATACCTTTTGAAAATCCAGAAGAGGTAAGCGTCATAGAATGGTTTCACGAACAAAATAGTGGTAAGAAACCTTTCAATGCAAAAAAACATGGACATAAATTTAAAGAAAAGATACGCAGAGCTGTTACTAGAGACTTACGAAATCATTTAAAAAAAATGAAATCTGAAGTAGATACAAGAAAAGCATTTTATCACAATATTGTTAAATCTCATTTTAACACTATTTTGCAGACAATCGGCGAAGACGTTGTAATAAAACAATATAAAAATAATAAAAAACAAAACTTTGTAAAAACATTTGGATACAGTTTAGATAAAGATGCAGAATTAATTAGAAGAGAAAGTTTTACTGATTACCGTGCCGACTGTGTAGTAAGAAGCACGTTTAGCAACGACAAAATGCTAATTGAAAAAATCAATCATAACTATCCTTTTTGGTTTATTGATGCCGGTTACACAAATTTTATAGAAAATAATAAAAAATGGCATCGTATTGTTAGAAACCATTTACACTTTGGAAATACTCTAAAAGATCTTCCTGTAGATAGATTAGGAAATTTTACTAAATTTCCAGCGCAGTGGCGAAGCGGCGGAGAGAAAATTTTAATAATAGAGCCCGGTACATTTTCGGCCGGAATATTTGGAGTAAACGTTAACGAATGGAAAAAGTTTGTAGAGGCAGAAGTTCGAAAATACTCCGATAAGCCGATTGTTTTTAGAGAAAAATTTAATAAAAAAATAAGAAAAAGTCTTTACAAACAGTTGTGTGACGAAGATTACTACTGCGTTATTAATATCAATTCAAATGCTGCTACTGAG